TTAAGCCCCCTTCCACGACATATACGCTGCATCTGAAACATTTCCGTCGTCGTGCAGTTTCTTAAAGATGCGGTCGGATTCATCTTTTAGGGTTCCGAGGTTGGGATTACGCTTCACACGTAAGCGGGCTCGGTCGCAAGAAAGGCAAGAGCGGTAGCCACGCTTCAGCTGTCCTGGAACTAGGTTGCCTTCAATAAGAGGGTGATTGCGAGGGCAAGTAAGCTTAGAGTCTTGGTAGTGCCCATGCAGTCGCAACATGTCATTCGTATTGTCCTGATACGTGCCAACAGCAAGATTTTCAACACGATTGTCTAAAGAATCGTCGTTGAGGTGCCTAACCACATATCCCTCCGGGATTGGGCCATTGAAGGCTGTGTAAACCAAACGGTGAATCTGGTACATCTTTCCCTTTTTATTCTTGGAAAGGGTCAAGCGAAGACCACCGCGATAGTGTTTCCACGGTTTCATGATTTTCTGCCTACGAAGAGACATGACACGGCCCTTGTTAGAAACCTCATAAAGGCCCTCAAATCCGGGGACTGGTTGCCACTTCTCAATGTTGGTATGGGTAGGCTTAGTCATAGCCCTCACGCTCCTTACTAGCGTTGTTTGGGTTAGGTCTCGTGTGGTGTTACCAGCACCCGCGAGGCCGCTTACATATAACAGTTTACCCTATTTGAGCAGCTTTTTTACGTTTCATCCCACGACATTCGAAAAACTTTCTTCCATCCTGCCGGCTACCACATCCAGGTCGTCCTCCCATAGATCTGCATAGGTGTCTAACGTCATAGCCGCCGAAGCATGCCCCAACTGACGCTGCACAATCTTGGGGTGCGCCCCCGACGAAATCATCAACCCCGCCGCCACATGCCTAAGCCCGTGTGGGGTTACTCGCGGGAATTCAGGGTCCTTCTCCATACACCGCTTCAGCGCGCAGTAAAACCACGTATTCGACGACGGCACCCGCAACGGGGACCCATCCGCCCTGCACCACACCCAGGCATCCTGAGCCTTCCCGTCCATCAACGGCACCAACATATCCATCACAAACCGAGGCACGGCCACCACCCGAGACTCATGCGTCTTCGGGGTGCCTATTTTTACGTCGGACCCCACGGTTACAGCATTCCTACGCACAGCAATACGCCCCCGCAAAACATCCACATCCTGGACCTGCAGGCCCGCCAGCTCACCCCACCTAAGACCTACGGTTCCTAGCAGCCACACGATAGGCGCATTATCCCCACATTCGTCGGCGAACGCGGAAATCTGCTCCCAACTGAGATACACTTTCCTGGCCTTCGCCTTCCTGGGAAGGGTTACCCCCTTCGCCGGGTTGGATTTCACAATCCCGTCACGAACCGCCATGTCTAGGATTTGGGATAGCATCGCGTGGTTTTTCCTCACGATTGATGCGGAGCGCTCAGTGTTCGATATCCAGTGCTGCACCTCGGAGGCCCGCACCGCTCTGATAGGCGTGTCTCCCCAACGTGGTTTTACGTGAATGCGCCAGGTCTGCTCAGTTGTCCGCAGGGTGGAGGGTTTGAGGTGGGTTTGCATCTCTAGCCAACGCGCCCCGAGTTCCCCAATAGTTACCTTCCCGGCGTTGGGGTCTATCCATTCCCCAGTGCGTATAGTGGTGGAGTTCTTGTCTGCCCAGGCTTGTGCCTCGTTCTTGGTGCGGAAACCCTGTTTCGTGCGGTTCTTCCCGTCAGGGGAGCGGTATTGGACGCGCCAGGCTCTTCCTTTTGCGGTCTTATATGGCTTAATAGAAGACATGACAAAATCCTCAGCAAAAAAGTTCGGGGGTTGGGCGGTTCTACCTTTTGATGGGGGAGCCTGGGCGGTTGTTGTGCCATTGTTTTACTTCTTCCGCGTCCCAGAGGGGGGCTGATTTTCCCCATGTGGCTACTGGGGTGGGGGTGCGGTTGTTGGCGTAGTAGTTGGCCCAGGTGCGTGGCGTTACGCCTATGTGGTTGGCGCATTCTTGGGTGTTGTAGAGGCGGTGTCCGGTGTCTTGGTCGATGATAATGGGGTGCATTTAGGACTCTTTGGGTTGGTGGGTTGCGGTGGAGAGGTTGTATCCAGATAGTGCTGCGAGGGCGATGACGAGTGGCCAGAATGGCGTTGAGGCGATGAAGGCGTAGGCTCCGGCGGTGATGATGCCGCTGATGGCAGAGAGTTGTTTGAAGTTCATTGCGTGTCCTTTCTTTTGGTAATGTGGAGGGGTAGCCCCCAGGGTTCAGGATGGTTAAGGCTTCCTGAACCCTAGGTGGCTACTTTTTACGGTGTTTGCCCTTTCTTGGTGGATATTCTTTGCGGTACTGGATGTACTGCAGGATTAGACTGCAGGTACTTATTATCAGTGCCGCTACTTCCATGGGCGTCACCTCCTTCCACTTTTTAGTTTTCAGTGCGTCTCTCACCCGCACTACAACTAGTATAACGCAAAAATACGTTACGTGTCAAATGGTAAAACAAAGCCCACTATGGGATGTCCGATGACTAAGCCCGACCCTTAACGATCTTGTACGGTTTAATGCTTGCCACTATGCTTTCTCCTTGTTAGCCAGGGCTGAAAGAACGCCCCGGGCGACAACTCCAAACCCGCTTGGGTTTGCGATTCCTAATCCCGCCCTTGGTGCTGCACTTCCACATGACAGGCACCGGGCGCGGTTTTGTCTTATACTTTTGGTGGCCCACATCCCCCCGTGGGCCTATAGGGTGGCCCCGTGTATTGAGCTAATCTCCACGGGGCCACCCCCAGTTTTACCGAGCTAATTATTCCTACTTTTTAGAACTTGATGCGCGGTTCCGTACCGGATTCAAGGGCGCGAGCTCGGTTATGCATGATGAATGCGTCTATCAACCACCAGATTCCGAAACCACCTGCCGTGAACAATTGAATAATGCCAATTCCAATGTTCCCTAGGTAGAAACGATGACCGCCGAAAAGTCCAAGGACAAGCCACAGGAACCACAGCAACGGCCGGCTGATATGAGCCGCTGGAGTGTTTTGCGGTGCATAACCGCCATTGGCGTGGTAGCGGTCTTGCTGCGAATCCTGGGGATAAGGGGAGGGCTGGGCATGCGATTCTTGCCAACCGCCGTATGGACTGGTGCGTCCTTGCTCGAGCTTTCTCTGGGCGCGGTATTCCTCAACTTCACGGCGGGTAGCTTCTTCCCGCTGTTCCACTTCTTCCTCAGTCATACCGTGAGCTTCTACCCAACGTGGGTCCCAGTATTCTTCTATGTAGTTGCTGAAACTCGTCCACGCTTTTCGATTTGCGGCAGTGAGCTCTACACCATCATTTTCGAGTTCGGTCTCTGCTTCCGCCATGGTGGGCATATCCAAGCGCACCGAGGCATAGAAGTCTTTCTCCCAATCGCGGCTAGTCCATACGCGTCCGGGTACTTCGATGGTGCCGCCGGCGTCATGGACAGCACAGGCAAGCTGCCACCAATAGTCCATGTCCTCTTCTGGGAGCCAGCCCAGAGTATGGATTGATTCGCGGACGATGATTGCTCTGTCCATGCCGTAGTAATCAGTAACTGGCAGTAGCTCAAGGTCGAGTTCAATCTCTTCCCCTGGGGCCGCTGAATTGTCTTCGGCCAGTTCACGGAGGTTGGAAAAGAATAAGCCTTCGCGGTCGACTTCTTGGGTGTAATCTTCGCCAAGAATTTTTAGGAGGGTCATTAGGCTGCTGTCCTTTCGTGGAGAGTTTGCCAGGTTTTGAGTAGGTGTTTGGTGACTTCGAGTTCGTCTGCGATGGCGGGGAGGTGGCCGTGGTGCCATATGGCGGCGGCTTCGAAGTCGTGGGGGTTGATGAGTATTTGGGCGGCGTATTCGTCGGCACGTCGTTCTTGGCGCTGGTCAAAGTGACCGTTTCCGGTTGGGGTGTCACGGTGGGCGGCGTGGCCTAGTTCGTGGGCTAGGACGCTTTTGTATTGGCCGATGGATTGGCCGCGCCTTGTGCTGATGATGCGCCTGTGATGGTCGTACCAGCCGGGGTGCCCGCCGGTGTGGCGTTGTAGCTGCACACCCATGCTTTCCGCGAGGAGGTGCAGCTCTACCGCGCTAATCGTCATCGGCATCATTCCTTTCCGCGTCCTCGTCCGGGCCGCTGTATGCAACCGCGCCTTCTGGCATTGAATCAGACAAGTCGGACACGGGGGTGAGATGTGGGGTGCCCTCGCGTTCGATGACCTCACCAAAGGTTCCTAGCCAGTGGGATGGCTCGCTGTCGATGCGGCGCGCTACGTCTGCGATTACTTGTTGGTCGCTGAGGGACTGGAGTAGCTCGTCAGGGGAGGGGATGCCGGTTTCTTCGGGAAGTAGATAGCCGGTTTCTAGGAGGGCGCGTACTGGTGAACGGCCGTAGGCGCGGGCCAAAGCGATGACGGTCTCTGCGCTGAGGGTGTTGCGGGCGAGTTGCCGGTTCATGGTTGCGGGGGCGATGTCGGCAAGTTCTGCCGCTGCTCGCCCGGACGCGTTCTGGGTGAGTTTTGCGAACCAATCCTTGTGTTCTGTCATGTGAATCATTATGCGCCATTTAGACGTATGGCGCAAATCGATTCATGTCGTGTGAGCTGGAAAAACTAACACGTTTGTAATTACGTGTTGACAACTCGAATCAAAGTGATCCATAATGATTCACGTAGCGCACAATGCGCCACTCGGACAGAAAGGAGCCACCAATGGATGGCCACTACATTCTTCGCCCCGAGGTCATTGATGAAGCACGCAAGCGCTTCGGGGTCACCTCCGACGAAAAGCTTGCCGCACAACTGAATCTTTCCGCCGGGACTGTGCAACGCGCCCGTCGAGGAAAGGAGTTGCAGTTCACCACTGCAATCAAGCTCCTTAAGGCCGCAGGGTCGGAGCTTTCAGGCATCAAATACGTACCGAAGGCCGAAGTCGTCGCATAAGAAAAGGCCCGGTGCTGGAACACCGGACCAAAGAACAATCAACTCATTAGGAGTGTATCACAATGAACAACAAGCTCGTTACTATCCCGGTTCCCGGAACTTCCAACCCCATCATGGCGGTGCAGCACGACGGCACCGAATGGGTCGCCGCTCGCCACATCTGCGAAGCGCTTGGCATTGACTGGTCTGGCCAAGCAGCCAAGCTCAAGAACAAGAATTGGGCAGTCGTGGAGATGTTCTCCACAACTGCTGCGGACGGTAAGAACTATCAAACTTCAATGGTCGACCGTCGGACGTTGACGATGTGGCTTGCCACCATCGACACCAACCGTGTCTCCGAAGCAGCCCGCCCAACGCTTGAGGCCTACCAACTCGAAGCCGCTAACGCCCTGGATTCTTATTTCCACAAGGGTGGAGCCATCAACCCCCGCGCCGAGGAGCACCAACTGAACGCTTTGATGCGCCAGTCGCAGATGCAGATGGAACTGTGCCAGGCAGCTAAGGGTCTTATCCACCCCGACCATCTGGAAGCGAAGGCCCGCATCGTTCTGGCACGTGGTTTGGGCGAGGCCCCGGAGCTCGACCCGGAAACCCGGCCCTTGTACACGGCGGACTTCCTGAAGTCGAAGAACCTGTCCAACAAGAAGATGAAGTCTGTGGCTCCGATGTTCGGTAAGCGGATGAAGGCACTGTACACGCTGGAAAAGGGACGCGAACCGCAGAAATACGACTTGACCTTATCGAACGGCCAGGTGCGCAAGGTCAACGGCTACACCGAAGCAGACCGGGAGCTGATGCAGCGCGTGTGGGACCAGTACTACACCACCGCATAAAACAGCCCGACGAGCAGGCAGGGGAGTGCAAGCCTCCCCACGGGCACTGGGGCGAGTACGCCCTGAATTTTCGTCAAAGTGACTTAACCACCAAGGGGTTAGGTCTGGGCGGGAAACGTTGTACAGAGAACTCAATAGTGAAGAGCGCCGGATGATACGGGCTAGGTGAGCATGTTTCTTAGATTGCCACGACCCTAGCAAGCAGCAATGCAGGAACCTCGCCCTGAGTGGCGGGAGGGAACGAACGGCGCTGACAGAAATAAGTAGCGCAGAGTAGTTAACTTTCACACTTTTTGTCACTACTACAGGTGGTTGGCATTTGTGTGACTTTCAAAAGCCACCGGGGTGCAACTCCCCGGCTGCGCACTAGGGGTGGGTGTGGCGCTTGACTTGGCGTCGTAAGTGAAGGTTGCGGTAATTACCACTGGCCGCGCCTGCACCTACCCCTCAATACATGAAATTAGCCCCGTATGCACTGCGACTGTGTACGGGGCCTTGGACCTGGAAAGGAAAAGGTCACTATGGACACTACCACATGGCTGCTGGCCGATGAAGCAGCTGAATACATGAGGATAGACCGTGAGTCGGTCTACGAGTACCTGCAGCGCAAGGAATTACGCGGGGTGAAGGTTGGCCGCAGGTGGCGTGTGCGCCGGGATTGGTGCGACGCCTTTTTGATGGGGGAGTCGGTATGAGCTGGATAAAAAGACTATTCCGCCGTCGGAAGCCCCGCACCCTGAAATTCACAATCTACTGGAGATAAAAGATGCACCAAATAACACTGCCTGAGGCGTTGAGAACGCTCGAGCACATTGAAGATACGTACCAAAAGCTATACCGCTACATGGTCGTTGATGCGAAAACCCGCAAGCACATCAAGGACGGTGCCGCTCAGGCTCATGACATTAAAAAGATGGTTTGCGCTCAAGAAAGGAAGACCATTCATGCAAAAAGTAAATAGCCTCCTGGATTGCCACGAGCCTACGCATAAGGAGTTGGCGTATTGGCAGGACGTTGCCGCCAAGCGGGTACGCCTGTGCTGGGCTACCGGCGCGTTTGGAGCGATGATTGGTTTCCTATTCCACCTCGTAATTTCGGTGCCGCCGGTATGGATGTAAAGACCCGCATTAGGAAAGACCGAAAAGCAGGCCTGTGGAATATTCACGACCAGGACACCACATTCCCCGCCACAAGCTGGGGTGAGGCGATGCATTTCGTGCACGACCTGCGCCGGCATCGTGCCCACGAGCAGGTATTCACTAAGCAGCAAATCGTGGCGGAAGAGTATCAGCATTTTGCCCGCATGCTTGGCCCTGCACTCGCTAAGCAGCGACTAGCCACGGTGTACGGCGTGAAATGCAAGACGATTGAAGAGTACATCAGGAAGGGGCGAAATGCTGCTGCATCCAGCTAGGAAACGGGAGGGGTTGTGGTGGGTGAACCTACCCAAACCCACCTCATTCACGTCACGCAAAGCCGCGAATGAGGCCCTAAACCAATTCAAGGAAGACTATGGGTGCCTGCACCTTCTTTGTGAAGAGTTAGGAACGGATGACATTGGGTTGGGGTTTGGTTTCCGCTTCTGTGAGCGCCATGCGGAGAAGGCGAAGAAGATTCTAAGCAAGCGGAAGCCCTCTGACCGAAATGTTCAGTGGAGGCAATTTGATGAAGACGTTTAAACCAAACAATGAGGAAGAGTGGCACGAGTATCGCCGCCAGCACCTCACCTCAACCGAGCTAAGGGACCTGCATTTAAGCAGGACTGCTAGACAGTGGCAGGAACTACGCGAGCAGAAAGAAACAGGCAAGCGGTGGGGCGGTAATGATTACACCGTTTGGGGCACTGCCCGCGAACCCGTGTTGGCTCCGCTTGTAGTAGAGGTTGATTCGCGCCTCGTATACAACGCGGACCCGCAAACCATCATCATCAACCCCGACGATGAACGCCTATGCGGCACCCCGGACCTGTTCAGTGAGGACGGGGAGGTTATCGGTGAGATTAAAACCTCCAAGCACCCGTTCACTGGTGGGTATTGGCATGATTGGTGCCCCGACGGGTACTACCTGCAAGTCCAGGCAAACATGTGGCACACGGGGGCTGAAGCGTGCGTGCTGCTGGTGGAGTACTACCAGGAGCAGGACGGCGAGTTCAGCCCCGTGGAGTACGAGCACAAGGTAATCCACTACGACCCCAAAGTGGTTGAGGACATGCAGTCAACCGCCGCGCAGTGGTTCGCGTGGCTGGAAGGCACCACCCCGGATTGGATGGGTGAGGTCACCAGCCTAGAGGACGCGGACGAGGTAGAGGACCTGGTGGCGCAACTAGCGGACGCGGAAGAAAAAGCCGCCAGCTGGTCCGACTTGGCAAAGACCTACAAGAAAGACTTGTTGAAACTGCTAGGTGATTCCTACGCCGGGAATCACGCCGGATACAAGGTGAGTGTTTCCACCACTAAGGATTCTAAGACGTTCGACTCGAAGGCGTTTAAGACCGCCCACCCGGACCTATTCGCCGAGTTCAACACCAAAACCCGCCGAGGCTCCACACGCCTACGCCTAACAAAGGTCGTCAACTAATGCCCCTATTCGCGCCGGAGCCTGCCTACATCAACAAGCAGGAAAAGAAACTCGCACTCAATCAACTGGAATCTTATGTCCTCGCCTGGACGCGAGACCACGGGGAACACTGGCCCGGTCTGCGCGACCTATGCCACCAGATAGAAACCACCATCGACCAGGAACGACAGAACCTATGAGAAAACCAAGCGACATGCCCCACCGGCGTCTAGAAGTCGCACGAACAGCCACCGACGCCAACTACGCAGCGTTGACCGCATTCGCAGACCAAGCCATCTACCTCATACGGCACTTCACCGAACACGGCCACGACATAGAAACCGCCCTCACACTCACAGAAATCACCCTCGACCGCTTCGATGATGAAAGGAACATCTAAATGACCAATGAAATCGCCACTAACAGCTTTGAGAATAATCTGGCGGTGCAGATGAAGCACGCGGAGATTCTGTCTCAGGCGAACATGATTCCAGACAAGTTCAAAGGCAACCCCGCTAACGTACTTGTCGCACAGGAGCTGGCGCAGTCCATGGGTGAATCCACATGGGTAACCATGTCGGAGTTGTACTTCGTGGGAAACGTGCCCACCTTTTCTGCTAAGTACATGCGTACTCGTGTCCGCGCCGCGAAGCACATTTTGCGTGAATCCTTCGACCCGGAAACCGTGACCGCCACCTGCACGATTATCCGCCACGATGACCCGGACTTTGAGCACACTATCCGCTGGGATAAGGCTAAGGCTGAAGCACATGGCCTGTGGGGTAAGGGCCACTGGAAGAAGAACCCAGAACTCATGCTGAAGAACCGTGCTGTGTCCGAGTGCGTACGCGAAGCCTGCAACGAGGTTATGGGCGGTGTGGACTACACCAGCGAAGAGGTCGAAAACGGCAACTTCAACACCGGACCAGTGACCGCTACTGCCACTCGTCAGGATGTGGCGCAGCAGGCGTTGTCGGCCCCGGCGCCGAAGAAGAAGCAGGAACCAGAACCGGAGCCGGTGGGGGAGGATGACCAGTTCGTTGAGGACGTCAAAGCCGCCCTTGCTGAACTCACCAGCCCAGAAGACGTCACCAACTTCATGAACGAAATCCGCGAAGACGCAGAGGTTCCCCAAGCCGTCCTCGACCTCGGACGCACCCGCTGGAACGAACTACAGGAGAATTAATGGTCAACATCGTGAACCCAGAAGTGCGATTGCTTGCCCACACTAAGGTGGATGAGAAAGCAATCAGCGAGTGGATGAGCATTCAGGACGCATCCACGGATGCTGAGGCCCTGCTGACTATGGCCGGGCGTAATTGCTACCGCAGCTTTCACCGCCCGAGCAGTAAGACGTATAACGACGCGGACTACCTGCGCCGCACACTTGGAGAACAGGGTCACTGGTCAATTGCCGAGCACGCCACCGCCACCTTGTACTTCACCGGCGTGAGTCGCGCTTTCCTTGCCGAGCTAACCCGCCACCGCCACCTATCATTCTCGGTCGAATCGCAGCGCTTCATCAACGCCAACGACGCTAACTTTGTCATGCCACCCGCAATACGTGAACACGACATGGCAGCACACAGAGACTTCATCGGACGCGCAGAAGAAGGCCTCGCAGACTACCGAGTTACTCAAGCCCGACTCGAACACCTGCCCAAGAAGCAACGCAACGAAGCGGCCCGCGCACTACTGCCAAACGCTGTAGAAACCCGCATGGTAGTCACCGGAAACCTCCGCGCATGGCACGAGGTAATCCAACGCCGCACACAACCAGACGCGGACGCTGAAATGCAGGAAGTCATGCGACTAGCAGCCAAGCAGCTGCACACCGTCTCACCCATCATCTTCCCATAAGGAGAACCATGACCAACGACATCACTATCAGCGGCAACCTCACCAAAGAGCCACAGCAACGCTTCATCCCAAACGGTAAAAGCGTCGTGGAGTTCACCCTCGCCCACAACACCCGCCAATACAATCAGCAAACACAGCAGTGGGAAGACGGCGAACCCACATTCATCGACGTGACCTTCTGGGGCAAAAAGGGCGAAAACTTCCTACAGGACTACACCCAGAACGGCAAACGCCCCGTGGTTGTCCTCGGCTCCCTGAAGCAGGACCGCTGGGAAGACAAAAACACTGGTGATAAGCGCTCTAAGCACAAGATTAACGCCGATGAGGTTACCTTCATCCCACGCGGCCAAGGAGGCGGTGGGCAGCAGTCCCCGGCGCAGCAGCAGTGGAACAACGCCGCACAGCAGGGCCAGACAGCCACCAGCGGCGCATGGTCACAACCAGCACAAACCGGCCAAGACCAAACGCCTCCATTTTAAGGAAAGGCGAATTGTGTATGGAGGTGCCTGGCCTTGTCTAATCTTTTTTACGAATCGCCGGACGTCACTCTCTTTCACAGTGACGCCTTCAGCGTTGTAAATAGTCTCGAAAAAGAATCCGTTGATTGTGTGGTGACATCACCGCCTTATTGGCACCAACGTGACTACGCCGGACACCCAGAACAATGGGGCCAAGAGAAAAGCGTTGGAGCCTACGTAGATAAGCTCGTTTACCTTTTCTCGGCTCTCATGCCGAAACTGAAGCCGCACGGCGTGGTTTGGCTGAACCTGGGAGATAAACGTGTCGATGGTCAACTATGTGGCGTGCCCTGGATGGTGGCTAAAGACATGCAGACCGACGGCTGGTGTCTGAGATCGGCGGTGATCTGGGACAAACCAAACGGAATGCCCGAATCATGCTCGGACCGCGTGTCGCAGAACTACGAGCAGGTGTTCATGTTCTCGCGTTCGGTAGAGCACTTTTTTGACCTGGACCCTTTGCGCGTGCTCTACGACGGGGACCGGTCGCCTTCGCGCCGGGCTCGTTCTGGTCATACGAATAAAGGGAATTCCGCGACCGGGGCGTGGTCTGGTGCGCACAACGGGCGGAACCCGGGGAGTGTGTGGTCGATTCCTACACAGCCGTTCCCGGGGTCGCATGAAGCTGTGATGCCTCCGGAGCTTGCTCGTCGC